TGCTTTAATGACAATTTTCCTAATTTCAGACACTTGATAACCTACGTTCCTTAATGGATATAAACCTCTTATTTCTTCTAACGCTTGTTTATAACGTTCATTCTCTTTCTGCAACTGTTTCATATTGTTTGTGTTAATGGACAACTGCGTTTCCAATTTCTCAACACGTTCAGCTTGGTTGATAAGCCACTCTGTATCACTATCACTTAATCTAGGAACAAGTGAATTATCGATTGTCCAGCGATAGGCTTCTTTTATTTCTTCCAAGCGTTCCGTCATTCTCCCACCACCTTTTCCGCACATTTGACAAGCCACTCGATTGTTGCTAACCGTTTTCTGAATAACTCCTGGTCGCTATAATCACTCGCTAATTTTGAAATGTGTTCCCGCCATTCCAACGCTTCTTGCAGCAGTTCTTGTTCAGTCATTTAATGCCTCCTTCTGCCATGCAAATGACAAAGAAATAAAAGCGTCGTTTGGTACGTTATCCCATGAAAACGGAAGAGCTTTATAAGGTTTTGTTTGTTCAACTCTTTCAAGGGTAACTTCTTCATTTTTGTTAAATTTTGGGTCTTTTTCAGTTGAATAAAATAATAGAATATTGTCTAATTGATAAATTACCGCTAACCTTCCATCTGTTTCCCATTTTTTTAACACCTTTTTCGTATCAGTCATGTTGCACCTCCAAAACAAATTTATCCTTTTCCACATTTTCGCCGTCAACTATCAATGGGAAGTACCAACATCCGGGTTCGTTTTCGTATTCAAACCGTTTCACTGTTTTTGTCTCGGGAAGCAAAACAGCAATGATTGGCTTGCTTTTGTAGGTTCCTCGACAAGCGTTCATCATTATTCAACCCCCTCGTATATATTGCCGATGACTTCAATTCGGCTTTTCCAATGACTTAATCCTACAAAACTACTAGCGCCATTTTCTTTTCCAATCAACCCTGTATCGTGCCAAACTACTGTATATGTGATTTGAGGGTCACCCATGTGAAATATGTCTCCCTCATAAATTTCACGGCCGTTTTTGTCAGTTAGACCCGTGTATTGCATGTAATCATAACCATCATCATCTTCATTCAAAATAATGTTTAAAGCCCTAACTGGATTGCAGCTGTACTCTGTATAACCGCATAATTCGTTCGAATACACCATAACTTTTAAGTCACGTTCCCACCCTCGAAACTTAATCTCACGCATTAAAATCACGTCCTATTCTTTTTAATGTCGCTAACAAGCTTTTAAGCTCGTAATATGTTAAGTCATCTAGTGTCATAACTCCATAACCGTGTAATTGTTTAATCATTTTCTGCTTCTTTAGTTCGTTCGTTAACATGACTTTTTGATACAATTTCATTTCCATTCCCCTTTTTGATTATTTTTTCATTGTCCGTATCGTATATTTCACCGCAATTCTTGCAAACTCTTAATAAATGATGGTTTTCAATTTTCAAGTTAAATGATCCACTCCCACATGTCCGGCACCGTCCGTTTCTCTCGTTTAAGGGTCTTTCCCATTCTGTGACCACCTGCCCGCAATTTGGGCAGGTATTGAGTTTTTCACCTTTTCTTGTGCGTTTTACTGATGTTTGAATAGGACCGCAAGAGTGACAGTAATATCCTTTGTTAAACATGTTTTATCCTCTAAAAAGGTAAGTCACTATCATCTATGTCTATTGGATGTCCGTTATTTTTGAATGGATCATTTGTATACTTTCGGTTTTGATCTTCCTGTTTTTTTGATTCTAAAAATTGAATACTATCTGCAACTATTTCAGTAACGTAAACACGTTTTCCCTCGTTATTTTCGTAGTTTCGTGTTTGTATCCGTCCGTCAACTGCAACCATGCTCCCTTTTTTGGTGTAATTTGCAACATTTTCAGCTGTTTTCTTAAAGGCTACAACGTTTATAAAATCTGCCTCATATTCGCCATTTGCATTTTTAAACGTGCGGTTGATGGCGACTGTAAAATTAGCAATCGCAACCCCTTGTGGTGTAAATCTAAGTTCTACGTCTTTTGTCAAGCGTCCTACGCCTACCCATCTATTTGTCATTGATTTCAACCTCCTCGAAAAATTTTTCAAAAGTTTTATCATCTGTATTTGGTATCAGGTTTTCCTTAAACAAGTCATATTTGTCTTTGTAAAAATTTTCTCCAAACATTTCCTTCCGTTCTTGTCGTAACGTCTCAGCCAGTCCCCAATTTTCATGTACTTCTTGATGATGGGTTTTGCATAAAGGGATTAAATTCCGGTATCCTCCCCGACCGCCATGGCTCCTGAACACAACGTGGTGCATTTCAATCAGTGGATTTCCGCAAATGACGCATACATTTCCAAATGCTTCAATTGCTCGGTTATATTCTTTTTTACTCACTTTTCCCCGTTGCCGTTTTGTTGGTATGGTTCGACCTTTGTAAACTTCTAATCTCTTTTCCTTTTTCCCGGGATTTTTTAGTTGCTTACTTTTTGGATATGGTCGATACTCAAACATTTCCTAACTCCTTTCAAACATGCCTAACAATGCCGGAAAATTTATAAATTCTTTTTTAAATTCACGAAATGTTTTTGTTGTGTTTTCCCTTGTGATTTCTTCTTCTAATGGGTATTCCTTACAATTTAATGGTTTTTGTCGAAATTTCCTTACAAAAAATTCAATCGCTTCATGTTCACTTTTTGCGAATATAAACATGAATTGTTTTTGGTTTTTCTTAAGTGAATAAATTCTTACTTTCTCAATCTTTAGTGGGTTTTCTTCTATCAATCTTCTAACTTCTTCATGATCCGCTAAATTAAAGTCTATATTTGAGTCGTCGGTTTCACTGATTTTCCCTTTTTGAAGTAAGTGAATTATGTAGTAAACTAAGGGTTTTTCTTCGTACTTTATGGCTTCATCAAGTAGTTCCTTAACTGTAAGCATCTACAACCTCTCCTGTTGCTTCGTTGTATCGCACTTTGACTGTTAATGTTGCCCCATTACGGTTTTTAGCAATAATTAATTCCAAATCGTCTTTGTCTGAATCTTTGTTGTAGTATTTTTCACGGTACAAAAACATAATCACATCAGCGTCTTGTTCAACACTTCCTGATTCACGAATATCCGACATTATCGGCCTTTTATCGTTTCTTTTTTCAACACCCCTGTTTAGCTGTGCCAAGCAAACAACCGGGCAGTTTAAGTCTTTTGCCATATTTTTTAGGTTTTTTGATATGTCCGTTATTTGTAGATGTGCATTGCCTCCGAAAAAGTCACTTGGCTTTATCAAAGTCAGATAGTCAATAAAAATTACCGGTTTTTTGCCTTTATATTTGTTCATGACTTTTCTAGTTTTTGCTCGCATTTCTGCTATTGTTTGCCCGGACTTGTCAAATATTTCAATGTTTGTGTTCCCTAAAATGCCGATATTTTTAGACCATTGTTTTTTTTGATCATCAGATAGGTACTTTTTCGGATTTCGCATTTTCCCTCGATTGATTCTTCCGGTTGAAGCAATTAAACGATTCGCTAAATGTCCGGCAGGCATTTCAAGGGAAAATAATACTGGGATATAGCCGGCCCATCCTACCTGTTTTGCAAAATGCAACATAATGTCTGTTTTACCCATTGACGGTCTGGCTGCTATTATCGTTAATTCTCCATCTTGAAACCCGTTTGTCGCGTCATTTAATAGTTTTATCCCTGTTGTTGCCCCACGTTTTTCATACTTTTCATTCCAAGGCGCTTCGTATAGATCAACAAGTAAATCAGATATACTGTGATTATCGTTTACGATATTGTCATTGATTTTATTAAGTTCACTTAGTACTTTATCTATGCTCCAATTATTTAATTGGGACATTGATAAAATGTTTCTTTTTTCTCGTTCTCGCCAAGATTCAAAAACAAGTTTTTCATATTCTTCAAACTTTGTTTCATCAGCATATGTCAGTAATTCATTGACATATGATAATCCTCCTATGCCCTCAATGTTTGCGCTCATGGCTAATGTTACCCGGTCAACCGGTTTTTCCTCTTTTACCAATCGCTTAATTTCGGTAAGCAGTATTTTGTTCCGGCTTTCTTCTAGCTGTTCAGGCTTTATGCTAGTATCATTGATTAAGTGATTCGCTTTTAAAAGCGTTCCTAAAAATGCTTTTTCCGGAATACTCAATGCCAATCTTCCCCTTCGTTAAAATCAATTTTTGTTCTCGTTGGTATTGAATGTTCAGCCTTGTTTTTTTGTTTTTGTGCTTTTACTTTTAATACAAGTTGATCAAATCGTTTTCTTAATTTAGATGGCGATAAAACATTTGCCATCTCAAAATCATCTTGTTGTACCCATTTCATTAAGTATTTAATTTGTTCTTCTGTTCTGTTATCTCTTTCAATCATCAGCCTTATATCGTTAGCCCATTTTTGATAGTTCGGTTCCTTAAAGTTAGGATTATTTTGTTTTATTTGTTCTACAAAGTATTTAGCGAGCATAATATAAATTGAGTCGTCCTCGTAAACCTGTTTGCGAGTATTATTATTCTTTACATTCTTTACATTCTTGTTTGTGGACATTTGCTGGACATTTGCTGGACATTTGCTGGACATTTGCTGGACATTTTCTTGATATTTATCCCAATTATTTATTGTTACCACGCTATATTTAGTGGTTGGTTTGATGGACAAAAACTCGCACTCTTCAAGGAACTTTAACCACCGCCATAACGTTCTATCTGAGACAATATCTTTCGGTTTTGCACCTTTGTTATATTCTTCTGCTAGTATGAAACGCCCAGTCACAAATTGCCCTGGTTGCAATTCGACCATCTGTTTACCTACAATTTGCTTGTGTTCCTTATGAGTTGCTTTGAGTAAGCAATAAACCCATAATTTTAATAAGTATGGATCATAAAATATAGGGTTTTCTAATAACTTCCTATGAAGTTTAATCCATCCTTGCATCACCTCACCCCTTTTAATCTATGAAGATAGGTAATCATTTTTTGCTTTGTAAAATATTGATTGCTTTTGAGGCTTCTTGGCTTGTCCAATGTTCCATATTTTTGTCAGTACCTAACTTTTGTTTTAAAAGATTGTGTAGATCTTCAAAGCCGTATTTATCATTAACATTATTTTTTAAAAGGCTGGTGATTAAGTTTAATTGTTTTTCACTTGCCAATTTAGAAGACTGATTGTTTGCTTTTTTACCGGTTGTATCTCTAGCGTCCGGATCCTCTTCATCTGTCGGTATTCCGAAAAATTTCAAAAGAAAATATCTTTCCGAATAAGTTAGACCGCTCCCAAATGCCTTTGAAATGTCGTCTTGTTGCCCCATCGTTTGCCAAGGAACTTCTAAACGTTCTTCTGGGCTTTCAGCATTTACCCAAATGTATTTCATGTCGGCTGTTACGATAAAATCAGTTTTCTCTTTTTCTCTTTTTTCTTGCTTATCCCACGTTTTATAGTCAAAGGTTTCATGTGTTTGATTTATTACAATTGGAATTAATAGCACTTGCAATTCGTCCATTTTAGTTTTAATTTTTTTTAAAACTTGACTACCAGATACATAGTTATATCCAAAGCCTTTTGTATCTTTTGTGAAAAAGTCGATTGACTTTCTAATTTCAACTAATTTTTGATAAAGGTTTAATTTCACTTGTTCTTCACTCATTTAATTCTCAATCTCTTTCCTTGAATTAACTCTACTCCCGGCACCGTTTTACCTTCTTTCAAGTTTTGTAATATTGCCTTCTTGTCCAATTTTGGTTCTTGCTGTATCATGAAAGATGATGGAATTAATTTTTCATCAATTACTTTGACACTTGGCGGGTTTTTTTGAATCGATACCGTAATAGTTGGCCGCTTTACTTTGTCGATTCCCGCCAGTTCTAGTTGTTCTTTCAAGTAATTTTTGATACTATCAATTTTTGTTTCTAGTACTTGTCTACGTTCTTTCAAGCGCTTTTCTTCTTGCTGAATAGCCGCAATATCAGCCTCAAGTGATTTAACTACTTTTGCTGTATTTTCTACTTTGTCCTCGAGGGATTCTTTAATGGATTTCAATGTGTCTTGGAATGTTACCAGTTCTAATTGTTCTGCCATGTCTAATAACTGCATGTAATCACTTGTTAATTCGTATAATTTTGTCAACGTCAATACCTCCTATCAAAATGGCACATCTTCTTCTTTTGATAATATTTTCATAAGTTCCCAAACAGTAACTTCATTAACATCAATTCCTTTTTCTTTTGCATATTTGCCAATGTCGGCGAGAAGTTGAAAATGATCAAGTTCTTTCATTAGTCATCATCTCCAGCAACTTTTTCAACCGCTCCATACCGTTTTAATATCTTAATAGCGTCATAGGATAGGTCGTCTTTCCGATAAACGTCATCATCAAGTTCTAAGTATTCATCACCTGTCCATATGGCGTAGTCAAAAACATCTCGTCGCCATAATTTGTTTGGCTTCTCTTTCCAACGGACCATTGGATTTTCAATTTCTCGTCTCATTCCAAAATCCCCCTAACATAACACCTACTAACATACACACGGATCCGAAAAACAACGTTACTATCATGACTCGTCACTACTTTCTAAAATGTAGTTAATTGCGTCACGCACTTGTTTTAAATCATCTGTATCAACTAAATTAAAAATCATTAAACAAGCACCCCTTCTAGTGATATTTGGTATTTAATCGCCATTTCTTTAACAATTGCTAAGTATATTTCTGTTAGTCGTTTATCACTTTCGATAACATCTAACTTGTTAGCGCTATTAATCTTTGTTTTCGATACTCCTTCAAGTGCCATGTTTTTTTGTCTGTTTTTTAAACGTATATCTAGATTGCAACAGGCTCTTTCTTCAAGTAGTTCATAACTTTCTCTTCTAATTTCTTGGAATTTGTTACCCTTTTTAATTGCAATTTTGTTCAAGATTCCGTTTATATCATCTCTCCAATTTTTAGGGTTGATAGCTACGATAGTAGAGATGTTAGCAACTTCTTTTTTGGTTTCTTGAATATCATTAGCTAGTGCTGTCATGCGTTGCTCTTGTTCGACCAATTGATTAATTGCCATTTGCATAATTTCAAGTTGTGATTTTGGTTTACTGCTGTTTTCAAGTTTTTCCTTCATTTGATTAAACTCATTGATATATTTAACCTTTACAAGCATGGCATTTTGAGTTGTATAACTCATTGTCACTAACATAAAAGAATCAAAGTTCAATAAAAATTTTGGGTATGGTTGTTTATTTTGTTCGTTAGTGTAATAGGTCTCCACAAATTTGAGGATACCCATATCAATCCCTAATTCCTCGACTTCTTTACTTTTTGATAATCCGCTCAAAGATTTCATGGTGTTTCTAATATCTCTAAGAACGATATCGTGACGTTTTTCAAACATTTCCGCTATTGTGATACTGTCAGTTAAAACTTCATTATTTTTAACAAAAACTAATTGATCCATCTCTTCCCCTCCAAATATTCCTATTTTTGTTCATCAAATTTCGCAAACTTTGTAAAAAAATATAGATTAGTTACCGATTGCAGTTGCTTGAGATTTCATTTCTATAATTTTTTCTTGTACGTACTGCGGTAAATCACTGTATCGAACAGGTTTTGTTTTTCCTTTTTTATCTATTTTCCAGTAATCAACAAAAATCTGAACGTCTCCTTCAAATCGTCTTACGAGTATTCTGTATTTTTCGTTTTCCCAAGTTAGTCTGACCATTTTTGTTTCACCCCCCTTGATTTTTAAGAGCTTGTCCTACGTGGCAATCCATACGGATTACCTGTTATTAACCAATACATGTTCCTTTCCTGTGATCATAAAAGCTAGGGCTAGTTTACATTTATCTGCTAGTTGTTCATTTTCATATGGATTAAATTCAACCTTTTTCCCATCAATCACCCTGAAGTGCCGAACTTTGAATTTTTGCTTTTTCATCACTACGCACCTCCTGATAAAAAGGTATGCGGTACTTTCAGGTGGACTGCCCTTGTTTTTCTTTGAATTTTTCTTTAAATTGCTGATTATTTTTAGCAAACAGATACTCAAGGTCGTAATTCGGAAAAAAATTATGTTTAATTTTTAATGCCTCGTTAAATGTAAACTCGTAATGCCCATTTAATTTGTCATAAACTGTAGCTAACCTAACATGTAATAAATCCGAGATATCCTTTGCCTTTACACCATGCCTAACCATTTCTGCTTTTAAGTTGTTTAACAAAATGATGATCCTCCTTTCGCTAAGGTACTCAATTTCGTATCATTAATTAAATATTATACTCATTTTCGTAATATGTCAACTGTTTTCATAGTAAAAAATTCTCAATTTCGTATTTTATATATTTACATTTTTTAAGAAATTGATATAATAAAATTAAGCGTATACGAAAAATCGTATTGAAAGGGGAGGCATTGGAAATTGAAGGATAAACGAACAAAAATTATAGAAGAGTTAATTGATAAAAATTGGCCAAACAAGAAAGCATTTGCCGAAAATATTAATATCCCATACACAACACTTAGATCTATGTTAGCTAGAGGTATCGGTAACGCAACTGTTGATAATGTATTAAAAGTGTGCAAAGGGTTAGGTATAACCACAGAGCAATTAGAAAAAATGGCAGCAGGAACAGTTGAAAAAGAGGACATTGAAACTATTGCCGCTCATCATGATGGTGACGACTGGACAGAGGAAGAGTTACAAGAAATTGAACGTTTCAAAGAATTTATCAGAACAAAAAGACAGAAATAGGTGGGTCTCATGGAATACGAAAAATTATTGTCAGAAGCAATTTCACTAGGTCTTTCAGTGTTTGAAATACCTTTAACAGGTAAAATCAAAGGTCTGTATGGTGAAAATACTATTTGGCTAAATAAAAATATTCCAACGGCAACAGAAAAGTATTGTATATTAGCTGAGGAACTTGGTCATTATCATACATCATATGGTGATATTACTGACCAAACAAAGCTAATAAATAGAAAGCAAGAAAAACTTGCTCGATCATGGGGATATGAAAAATTAGTGCCACTGCATAAAATTATAGATGCGCATAAAAATCATGTAACAGGTAGATTTGAATTAGCAGAATTTTTAGGTGTTACGGAACCATTTTTAGAATGTGCAATTGAAAGGTATCGTGAAAAATTTGGAGATACAGTTAAATATGAAAACTACGCAATCTGTTTTAATCCGTTAGGTGTCATTGAATGGTTCGACGATTAAAAATTGAAAGGTGGTATAACACTTGAAAGTAGCAGCGTATCTTAGAGTGAGTACAGATGAACAGGCAGAAAAAGGAAATTCATTAACGGAGCAAAGAGAGAGATTAGAAGCGTATGCCAAAGTAATGGGATGGGATACACCTATTTTTTACATTGATGATGGATATTCAGCCGGAAGTCTAAAAAGACCGAACCTACAAAAACTTTTAAAAGACGTTGAACAAAAAAAAATAAGCGTTATTATAACAACTAAACTCGATCGATTAAGTAGAAACCTACTCGACTTATTACAACTGATAAAATACATGGAATCTAATGATTGTAATTATGTATCTGCAACAGAAAGTTTTGATACATCAACTGCTGCCGGAAGAATGGTATTACACCTATTAGGTGTATTTGCGGAATTTGAACGAGGTAGAACAAGTGAGCGTGTTAAAGATAATATGTCCTCACTTGCACGTAATACTGATAAAGCATTGTCAGGTCCATGTTTTGGTTTTGATATTGTTGATGGTAAATATATTTTAAATGCAAAAGAAGCTAAATACGGGCTGAGAATGGTTGAAATGGCTGAAAATGGTTATGGAACTAGATCTATTGCCCAATGGCTAAATAGTTTAGGGATAACTACTAAACGAGGGAAAGAATGGGATAGTACATCAGTTAGGCGTTTATTACGAACTGAAACAATTGCTGGTATAAGGGTATTTAACAAAAGGAAAAAAGATAGTAATGGCAAAATAGTTATGAGGCCGAAAGAAGAATGGATCATCAACAGAAATAATCATAAAGGTTTTATCACCCCGGAACGCTTTGATCAGCTACAAAATATTCTTGATGCCAGAAAACTCAATAAACACCATGAAAATGAAACATATTTACTAACAGGACTTATAAAATGTGGTCACTGTGGTTCCACAATGAAGGGTAGCACTGCTAGACATAAACGTTCTGGCGGAAAAGTATACGAGTATCATCGATACATTTGTTCATCTTATGTGACTAAATATGGATGTAAACATCATTTTGCACACAGGGATGAACTTGAACAAGAGGTTATAAAACAAATTGAACTTATAACAAAATCATCATCTAAGGATATAGAAGTTAAAGTTGCAATAAGTGCCGACCAAGAAGAAATTAAGGAAATTGAGAGAACATTAAAGGAGTTAGACCAACAAATGCTCAGGCAAATAGAAGCATTCGGAAAAGGTCTAATTGAAGAGGAGGACTTGAAAAAATCAACAGTTTATGTAAAAGAACAAAGAACTTTACTACGTAATCAATTGGAAAGTTTAAAACAAATTGATACATCAAAAGCACTTAAGGAAAAAGCGGAGTTGTTACTTCCTGACATTAAAAGTTTAGACAGAAAAAAAGCTAAAACGACTATTGCTAAGTTGATTGATTCTTTGGTTTTAACTGATGGAAACCTTGATATTACTTGGCGTATTTAATTTATGTCTTTAAGTACAATCGGATCACCTTT